CTTGTGGTCCCGTATTACCTTTTACACCTTGAGGACCTTGTGGTCCTGTTGGTCCTTGAAGACCCTGAGGTCCTATAGCACCAGTTGGACCGGGTATTCCCTGTTCACCTTTCTCACCTTGTAATCCCTGTAAGCCTCTGGGACCTTGTTCTCCTGGATCACCCTTATCTCCTTTTTCGCCTTTCGCTCCTGTTTCACCTTTGATCTTTGTCCAAGAATATGAACTTGGATCCATTGAATCCTTTTTTTCAAAATCTGCATACTGTCCCATGTATGTTTTCCCGACAGTATCTGTTGTCGAAAATCCAGTTTTTCCATCCGCACTGGTCGCATAAGCGAAATGCACATAACTCGTCTCGCCGTTCTCTCCATTTTTCCCTGGAATTCCATCTGCACCATCTTCGCCGTTGTCGCCCTGGAATTTTCCCCACGTATATTTCGATGGATCTGTACTGTCATCCAGTTCATAATCTACATAGGTTCCAATATATTTGTTTGGCGTTTCCGTCATGTCACTGTATGATGTCGGGTTCGGTACCGCCGAATATTTCATATGGAAATATGTTGTTTTACCATCTTTACCCGCTGTTCCCGGAATGCCCTGCTCGCCTTTTATCTTTACCCATGTGTACTGCATCGGATCAGAAAGATCAGCTTCTTTCGTAAGCCGGTTCGTAGCGATTCCGAGATAATCTTTTCCGTAAGCATTGGCCGAAATTCCCGTTCCATTTTCATCATCTGCAAAGGCTGTCCACGTATAAAAATTACGATTCTTAGCGATCTTCTCAAATCGCTCTGCCAGCTCAATGACTTTTTCATCAATTCCGCTTTCCTGTCTTACATAGTCACCCAGCTCTGCTTCTTTTGTATCGTTCGATTCAGAAGTCTCTAATTTCAACAGCCTTGCAGTAAGATATGTATTATCGTCAACATCAACAATGGATACCGTATCACCTACCTTTACCCCATCCGGAAGATATAACAATTCTACCTCGTAGGTAACAGCTTCATCACAGATCTTCTTAAGGCTGGACACGGCACGATTGCACAGTTCTGCTTTTGATGTCGTATCGTACGTAAATGACTTCACGATATGCCCCACATCATTCTCTTTCTTTTCTGTCTTAATCTGATACCGGCTCCATTTTTCCAACGCTTTTCTGGACATCACATAGCTTCCAAATACGTGAAAATCACCGTCATCATATTTATACCCATCAAGTGTGATTGCATTTTCTGATCCTTCCGGTGTTCCGCCGGTACAGCGGTATGCTGTTGCAAGATCTGCGATAGAACTCTTGATTCGAAATCCACTAACCTCTTTACCAATGGTCAAAGTAACGCCCGAATCATTCCCCCTCTTCTTATACACATTGATGTATTTTCCAGTCACAGCCATATGCTCGACTTTGAAGCTGAATTCAATCTCAGCATTATCAAACTGTGTAGCTACGCTCAATAGCCTTTCCGTAGCTGTAGCTTCACCGTCCCAGGATAACTTTCTTGTAAGATTGCTTACTTCGTTGATCCCGATTTCGAATCCGGAATCATATGCAAATTTATTAATATAATGATCAATGCTATATGCTTTGTCTGCAGTGTATGTTCCAACCACTTCGTTCAGCAGGTCCAGTCCCGCATCTTCAGCATAGATGGATGCATCCTTTTGAATCGGATCTATCGTCGAATCAATAATCGTATAAACTTCTGCCTTACCGTCGTCTGCGCTCTGTTTTAAGATGAAATTCCCGACTGCTGCAAGCTTCTTCACATCGACTTCCTGTTTTTCGTCCTTATTCGAATTTGCGAAATCGTAATCCAGATTACATTCGAAGATTGCTACACCTTCTGATATTTCTTCTGTTTTTTTGTCATTTGTGATCATCAACCCTTTTGGTAATCCCGTGGATGCTGATCCTAGAATATTCATTGCCCTGTCAGCAAAATATATGATCACAAGAACACCTCCCTGTACTTCATTCTAAACGTCGGTTTCTTCGCCCAGCTGGAGCACAGGCATTGAACCTGATTAACTCCCGGCTTCAGACAAAATGTTTCCCAGTCGTTACCAAGAGCTCCCAGCTCCGGTTTCGGCAGCCCATTCATAGTTACCGAGGCTTCTTTGCAATCAGCAACAACTTTGCTGGTTCGTGCGAATTTATTCGGTACGTCTCTCCATTTGTCTACATGCAGCTTTTGGAACCAAAAATTATTGATTCCGTTATATGTCAGATACCTGCTGCCGGATCTGCTTCCCCATTGTTTGATCGCTATCTGTATTTTGGTGCATTTCATGTCCTCGATCTCCGGCACTGTAAAACTTGGGTATCCACCCCAGTAGAAGAATGTAAGCTTACTTCCTTCTTTCCGGATATCGCAATGTCCCCAATCCCAATACCAGGGGTTTTGCGTGTGTAAATGGCTGGTCGTGTAGCTATACTCTTTCAGCACTTTTCCCGCTGCTTGGCGATCCGTATCTTTTTTGTTCGCGTTATAGCATACCAGCTCATAGTGCCCTGTATTTCCTGACATATCTATCTTATACCAGTTCACGCCGCAGATTAGCTTGTTATCCTCTGTGAGAAAATTGATACACATTTCTCCGGTCTGCCCCATCAATCCTGCATAAAACAAGATATGGAAATATGCGTAGAAATTTTTACATCCACTTTTATCTCCATTGGAATCTGCTGGTAAGATAACTGTCCTGAGACCTCCGTTCGCACCGCCAACCTGCGCCCCTGCTTCTTTTAAGCATAGGAATTTGTTGTTAAAGCAAGTTGTCGTTCCAAGTTTTCCTTTTGCCCCATAGAGAGGATGCATAAAATCTGTTCCGGATGTATCATCTGGTGCATCGAAAAAGTCCTGTAGCGTTGCAAGCGTTTCATTCGCTTTGTAGTTCTCTCCGTCTGTTTCCTCAATGTTTCCAAACTGTAAAATATGTTTATCCTGATCAACGAATCCGATAAATCCGTTCTCTCCATTTTCCATCACCGCTTCGAATGTTGGGTGTGCTTTATAGGTCCCTTTATAATCAACAACAAATGTTGTTCCGTCATCTGCAGTTGGTGCAACCTCGTACTCTTCTACGGAATATTTAAACGGATCTGCGCAATAGAACTCAATTTCTGCAGTAATCGCATTTCTGCCATGCGGCACATCGCCGGCATTTACCTTTGTTCCGACATAATACTTATCCGGTTCATCCAGGAAGATCAGCTTCGCTTCTGCCACATCCAACAGTGAATTCAATTTGTTGTAAGCATTCCGGAATTCTGCATTGCTCTTAGCGATCAGCTGATACCCGACAGTGATGGTTCTTGGCTTATATCGTTTTCTCCGATATCTGGATCCGTCCATAATCTCTGTAGATAGATCTGTTATTTCTGTTTCAATCATTTCCCGGCCGGACACATACAGTGTCCGATATCCGGGAATTACATTTTCAAAATAGACTCCGTTAAAGTTAAGAGCCTCGGAGGGCAGTACCTGCTCTTCCTGTCTCTCTGTAGTGTCTACAAATTTATACATATCTGCCCTCCTTATCTCATGCCTTTCTTCCTGAGATCTCTTTTCTGCTGCTGTTCAATTTCTTCTTTGGTGTATTTTGCCGTTGCCTTCGCCACCTGCCTGCCGTCTACTTCAACAGGGACGTAAATGGTATAGGTTTCGTTTCTGGTGTAGTCATAATCATCATTCAGATCTTCGATGCCGATTCTTAATCCAGCTCCAATTTCCGGAACAGGAACTAAATCCGGAATGTCTACCAGTTTCCATGCTGCCTTTTTCGCATCTGTGACCCTATCAGAAATTCCATTTACCCATCCTTCACCGAAATAGCCGCCAAGCTTATCTGCTACTTTTGACGGACTATGGATCTGTGCCTTCGCCCGGATTGCTGCCTCTGCTGCAGCTGCCAACTGCGCTGCAACAGATCTTACACGTCCGACCTGACTTGCCATACCATTTGCAAGGCCTGCCCCTATATATACACCGCAACTGTAGGAACCGGATCCGGCTGATCGCATTGCTGACACTGTGGATGCAGACATGGATCTTGCTGTGGATACCGCTCTGTTCATTCCATTGCAGACTCCGTTATTGAAGTTATTTCCAACAGCATTCCCGGAGCTTCTTGCTTTTCCTTCTGCGTTTGAAAATTGTCTTACCAATGTATTAACTGCCGACTTTGCTCTACTTCCCAACGCATCCAGCCCGGAATTCACCACATTTACACTGGTACGCATACCCGTGAGCGAGCTTTGAGCGCTTTTGGCATTGCCGGCTATTGATTTAATACTTGAATTAACAGACTTTAATGCTACCACCATCGCAAGCGTGCCAGCTGCGCCACCAGCCATAGCAGCTCCAAATGCAACCACCACAACAGCTGATGCGCCCATTCCGGCTGCAAGACCTAAGGATAATGCTGTTAAGGCTGTCAGTGCTCCTACTGTTGCTAAAGCTCCGGATGATACGGCAGGGAATGCAGCTCCCATCAACAGAAGTCCTGCCCCAGCTACTGTAAGACCGGCACCAAGGGCCAGTGTTCCCGCTGCCAGAAGCAACACACCCGCTGCCGCAATCAGGACAGCTGCGCCAACTACCGTAAGTCCGGCACCTACCATTACAAGTCCGGCACCAAGGACAATGCATCCCGCTCCAGCTACTGCAGCCCCAGCGCCAAATACGATCATGCCTGCTCCGAGGGTTGCGATGCAAGCCGCTCCCTGAATTCCATATTGCACAATGGTCGGAAGCACACCTGCTACTATGGCAAGCCCAACACTCGCCAGCAGTGCTCCGGTTGAAACCAGTAAGATAGCTACACCAAAGGCAATGAGACCTACTGCTCCGGCTGTCAATGCGGGTCCAAGTGCTGCTGCGCCGAGGGCAAGTCCAGCAATTGCCGCAACCATACCAACCATACAGCCTATAGCAAGCGGTCCCGCATTCGCCAGATTAACAGCCGCCAGTGATAATATAGCAATCCCCGCTGCCGCAATCAGGACAGCTGCGCCAAAGGCAATAAATCCGGTTGCTCCGGCCGTCATAGCCGGCGCCACATTTTTGGCAACAACCATTAAGCCTGCCACTGCAACCGTCATGCCGATCAGTACTCCTGCTGCCAGTGGTCCGGCTTGTGCGATTTGCACGGCTGAATATGCCAAAAGGGAAAATCCTGCCGCTATCAATGCTACTCCCGCTCCGATCGCTACAAATGCTTTTGCTGATTCTACGATAGTTCCTGATGATTCTTTACTTGCAATGCCTACCGCTTTTTCACCCGCTGCTACGCCAAATAACTTACCTGCCAGTGTAGCTATTCCTTTTCCTGTCATGCTTACAATTGCGCCCGCAAAAGTTTTGACACCAGGGGCGATTGCACTGACTATTTTAAAGCCTTTAAAAGCAACATATAATTTCGGTAACAGCGTAATTGCTTTTGCCACTTCTTTATCATGATCTTTTAGAAAATCCGCAAATGTAGTCAATGCACCTGTTGCTGTTCCCATGCTTTCAGAGAAATTATCCACACTTTCCTTTTTTCCAAATGCTCCGGTAAGTTCCTGTACTTCGTCAATAATCGCACCAGCTGCCTCTCCAAAGGCTGTCCCTACCTCTTTTGCATCTGTTTTCAGCACGTTCCAGTATGGAGATATAAGTTCAATTGCTTTTGGAATTCCAACGGACAATTTATCAAATCCTGCCTCCACCTTACCGGTCATCCCATTGATTGCATCAATCACTTTAGGCTTTGCGAACGTATCATAAAGCTTCATCATTCCGCTTACTGCAGATGCCTCAAAGTTGCCCATAGCGCCTTCAAATGTGGTTACGGATGTAGCTGCTTCTTTCGCCATGTCGGTCATACCAATGTTATTGATAGCCTGTCCGAGCATGTCTGCGGTAATTGCTCCCTTTTCCATTGCTCCTTTGAAGTCGTTCCCTAATGTTGGATTCAGCTTAATCAACTCTTTCCGTAAGCCTCCAGCAAGCTGCGGACTGGCATTAATGATCTGATTCCAATCCTGCGCATGCAAAGCTCCTGCCGCCATTGCCTGTGAAAACGCAAGTGCTACCGAGGAATATTCCTTTGCACCTCCGCCAAATACAGCAACTGCATTACCGACCGCTTCCGTCAACTTGTCTGCGTCTTTAATTCCATTCGCCGAAAGTGAGCCAAATGTACTCATAACATCCTGCAGGGAGAATACTGTTTTATCTGCATATGTTTTTAATGTACCTGTTGCTCCGGCTATTCTCTGTATTTCCGCTTCGGAATACCCGGAAAACCTCATAGCTGCCTGCAACTTATACATGGAATCCGATGTTTCTATCGTCTCTTTCGACAAATCACTGACTGAATTTGTCACCAGCGACATCGCCTTTCCACCGATTGCAGCCATTGCACCAAATCCAAGACCACCGGTGAGAGTGGTTTTCAGATTATTGGCATATCCCTGGCATGATTTCATAATGGATGAAAAGTTTTTGTCCTGCGCTGATAATATTGCTTTTACACTATACGACTCTGCCATCCTCTCACTCCTCTCTATCCAGCAGTTTGGTTATTCCAGCAAATCTGGATGGTTTCCTTCGATTCTTCATTTTTTTCAATTCTTTATCAAAATCAAAGAACTGCCGGAATCTCTTGTAAACTGGTTTGGTCTTGCCTTTACCGGCTTTCTTTTCGGCCTTTACCGCAAAATTCAAAAATGCCTGACGATGTTCATGTAAACTCTCGTCAAGCATCCGAAGCTCCAAAGCCTCCATCATAAGTTCATATTCCGCCAATGTCAGCTGATCCACCTGTTTAAATGACGTGAAGTCAAAATACCGGAAGCAATTCCTTGCTACGGTTGTATATAGGTCTTCCTCTTCTACTGCTCCTGAGCCTGCTGTTTCTTCGCCATCTGTTCTTCGTACTCTTTCAAGATCTCTTTCACTGCTTTCTTGGTAGCATTTGCTTTCGATAAAAAATCTTTTGTTTTCTCCATGAGTTCATCGATGTCTACCTCTTCCGAATCAATGTAAGAATCTAACATTGCCTTTGTTACTCTTGGATTTTCTCCCTTATTTGCCAAATCTAACAGATCTACCAGCGCGTTCGGTTCCTGATCAACCACAACACTAGCGATCAGATACCTTGCTCCTATTTCTTTTGTGGTTCCAGGCATTCCCTGAACTGGAACTGTGGTAAGCTTATTTGCTTCTCTTAAGAATCCCATTCCGAATTTAAACTGATATACTGTTCCATCAACAGTAAGTTCCATCATATTGTTTTATCTCCCTTCCGCGCGATGTCGCACATCAAAAAAGAGGACGATTCTTCTCGCCCTCTTAAGCTCCTGTCTTCTGAGTGTCTGCAAATACATATGCTGCTACTTCCTGCTGTTCTGCAGTAACCGTTGCATAGCCATCTACACCTTTTCCTTCCAGTCCAAATGTCAACGATAACTCGACATTATCCTCTGCATTGGATGTCTTATCAATTTCCGTAAGATATCCCTGGAAGTATTTTGCCTTAAATTTATCAGTCGAGCTCGCCTGCGGCTCTGCTAAGTTTACTTCCCAGATCTCCATCTTTTCGTCATCATCGAGTGCTGCTTCCAGCTCATCGATGAACTTATCTCCTTTTTTTAAAAGGCTTGATGCTGTGATTTCTCCTTCTGCTGCTCCCGGTGTACGTACTGTGCCGTCTTTTGTCACTGTCGAATCAGCGTCCTTCGACTTTGTACGTTCATTTTCTGTCGTAAATGCAAGTGCTGTTGCATCATGATCTTTCTCTGTACTCAGGATACGGTACAGATATACGATCTTTTTTCCTGCTACTGCTTCTGCAAATAACTGCAGTCCAAATAACTTTCCGTTCTTCACTATTGTCATCTCCTAACTAAATTTATATCCCACTTCCAAAATTCCCATAAGAAGCGGCTGTTTCGTTGTATTATCCGGCGTAATTCTTTGTGTCGGTCTCTGCATATTCCAGGCATAGTGCGCTGTATGCTCGATAGACCTGCAGATGTTTTTGATATCTGCTAAGATACCAGATACCGTTCCTCTCTGCCGTATATTATCATGCCAGACTTTCAACGTTAGATTAGTCTCGCCGATAATCTCATTCTTTGTAGTCTGATCACTCTCGGAGCAATCCGCCAGGTAAACAAAGGGATACGGCGTGTCCTCCGGCGGTAAATCCGTGTCATACACACCAACTCCCGTATCCTCATATTTTTCTTTCAATGCCATCAAAACAGCACTGAACAATTCCTGCTGTGGATCCATCTTATCACCTCACAAGCTCCTTCATATCTGCCTTGAACTTTTCCTTCTGTTCTTCAAATGCAGGCTTTAAATACGGTTGAGCCTTCATAAATCTTGTACCCAATTCTACATACGCCCCATACTCTGCTGTTGACTCGACTTCTGCCGTTTTCCCACCATCTGTAATTTCCAAAGCAATTTTTTGTCTCAAATTTCCTGTATCAATTGGTGCATTCTTTTGTGCCGTTTTCTGCAACTGTGCACCGTTTTTTTTCACAGTTGCTTTGACTTTCGATAAATCCATGTTTTTAGTCAGTTTAGCCTCCAACTTTTCAAAACCAATCAGCTTTACTCCCATCACACCACCTCCGACACAACATATACCTGCTTCGTCCGAAGCTTCCTGCTGAAATCTACACCATATGTTTTATTCCCTACGCGAATCCTGTCAAATGGCCGGTCATAATGATTCTGCAGGTGAATGGTGAGGCTGCCTTCCTTAATTCCGGAATAGACAAGCATCATCGTATTCGTACCGGTATCCATGACTGAGGCAGACTTCATATCTTCTGATATCGTGTCCTCTCCGTAATTACCAGTAGCCGGATCATACTCTCCAGGGGTGAGTTTCTGGAAGTATATTGGTGTGTCATATCTCATAGGAATCTCACCTTACCTTTCTTTGATTCTTTCTGATCATCCAGATATGCCCGGATGTCATCCATGTATCCCGCAAAATCATTTTCCGACCAGGAAAGGCTTTCCCCCTCAACACTGTGAGAGGAAAGTCCTTCTGAACCGATTCTGTTGAACCGTATGATTGACACATCCAGGATGATATAATTCATCTCTTCCGGAGGTTCCAATCCCCCGAGAAGAAAGCGCAGTCTTTGTTTGGTGGCCTTTAAAATCAGCAGTAATTTATTTTCTAAGGCTCCGTCTATTTCTTCCGGCAGTCCCAACAAGGCTTTCAGATCTTCAATCATACGCTCCTCCTATTCTGCCGGCTCTTTATTTTCGGGTTCCTTCTTTCCGGCTTCTGGTGGTTTTTCATCGACATCTGTATCGGTCACATTATCCTGATCCTCTTCTACCAGTTCGATCAGCGGAGTGTGCTGTTTATTGTTACTGCCGGCCAGCTCCTCGATTCTTTCTTTGCTGACATCTACTCCTTCACGAGGGAAGATATCTCCCTCGTTATAGGAATGATCGTTGTCATGAAGATCGATAAAATGTTTGATTACCTTATACATGCTTCCTTACCTCCTATGCTCCCGGATTAACCGTTACAGTCACATCACCGGAACGAACAGCTTTGTAGTTCTGATCACACTCGACCAGCGTGATATGGTGAGTTGCTGTCGAAGCAATCTCTGATTCACCGTCCCACTTAGACCAGTTCTTAACGTCCATGCCGTAAGTTACTGAAGTTGCGGCTGCAGCATCTTTGTATTTCCAGCAGTTTCTTGGTGACAGCAGCTGCTCTTTCACTGTCAGCTTTGTATCCCCTGCTTCTGATCCAGCCTCTGACGTTACGCTTAATGTTCCTAAGGTCTGTGTATCAGATTCGCCTACAGAAATGTATGCGATTGCATCCAGATACTCACAGAACAGACGTAAGCCCATGATTGCGTAGTTATCGGAAATCATACGGCTATATGTTCCTTCTGTATGGAATCCGATAAAACCTGTCTCGGAATCTGTGGTGAACGGCAGCCCTGCTTTTGCAAATTCGGAATCTCCCGGATCAACATAATATGCAATCATGTTGTTGAGTGGAGTAGCAACTACCACATTCTGCGGAACCTCAGAAGTAACAAATACAACATCCGCTCCGAGGAAATTTGTCAGATACTTGAATCCGAATGCAGTCTGCAGTGTAATATCTGCTGCACCGAGATACTTGTACACATCCAGAGTGTTTACCCAAACAGCTACTCCGGTTGCCGTTCTCTTCATCTTCTGGAACTTAGCCACAACCTTTCCGATCGCCATTGCAACAGCCATCTGCCAAGTTGTTTCGTGTCCTGTAAGAGATCCGGCTTTTAACTGTGCGTAGAATTTATCAGTCACTACATTCTGCAGATCGGACTTGAACTCATCATCCGTATCCTGTACTGCCGCCTCATAACCTTTTTCCGAAATGGCTTCAAGAGATACGCCTTTACGATATTTTTCAATCTTGATCGTATCAAAAGGCTTTTCTTCTACTGCGTATCTGGACATCGGGATTTCTTCGCCTTCTCCAACATCTCCTGACTGCAATTCACCTTTTACCGTTTTGGTCTTTAATACCGAATTGTTTTCCTTCCTGATCATTCTGGTAATTCCCAGAATATCTAACAGTGCCTTCAGGTTCTTACCAAAGGATGTGACAAAGTCAATCTCTCTGGCTTTTACCTGGACCTGCACTTCTCCTGTCAGGTTATTCGGTGCTGCAAATACCTGCAGACCTAATCTTCTAATATCATGCATGTTTCATACTTCCTTTCTTACTGAAATAATGTAATATTCTCAGCAATCAGTTTCTGTCTTTCCGACGGATTCTTCACTGCTAAGATCTGTTCTTTTGTCATTGATGGTTTATCTCCACCGTTACCGGCTTTTGGAGGTTTTCCCTTTAAGGCATCTTTCACTGCTTTCTGGACAGCTTCTTTGTACATAGTAGAAAAGGTTTCCACTGCCGCCTTGGTTCCATCTGCATCTTCTGCTACAAGATTCATAACCAGTTCATCTGGAATGTTGATGTCCTCATCTGCCAGCATCTTGCGAGCTTCTTTCGCCATGTCCGATCTGGCATTCTGGCGCTGCATCTCTTCCAGTGCATCCTCCGCTTTCTTCGCCCGGTAGTTTGCTTTTTCCTCATTGGTCATCTGAGCGAGCTTTTCTGCTTCCGATACCTTATCGTCTGTCAGCGTCTTCCATTTGGTCTGTGCATTTGTCACAGCCGTATTAACAGCCTTCTGGACACGTCGGTCGAACTCTGACTGATTCCCTTCCAGTGCCAAAAACTCATCAAATGACATTGTTGTGTTGCCGTTATTTCCAGGATTTCCCCCAGCTCCAGCACCGTCTCCTTCTCCGGATCCACCGCCGTCTCCTCCAGGCTCTGTAAATAACTGCAGGTTACTCATTGGAATTCTCCAGTGATTATTCATGTGTTTCATCTTATCTATCCTTTCCGCCCCGCCCCATTCATTTAAGCCCAGGTCGTTGCATCTTGAATGTGTAGTTTAACGACATCCCGGTCACATTAAGTTACATGATCCGGACATACTCCGGAAACTCCTCGGCAATCATACAGATGCCAATGAAAAAGGAATCCACCAGAGTTTTTGACTTCTCCGATAGATTCCCATACTTTATATCCACCCTTCCGGGAGATATCTCATATTCAATTTTATCGTCTGTCAGGTCCTTTATGGACTTGATCAGTGTCTGTGCAAGTGCTGTTACACCGGCGCACACGATATCTGATCCGAAAACAGCATAATTTGCATGCCCCGATATCTTTATTTCATCCTTGCGGACGGTTACTTCAATCAAATTGTATCTATCCTTTCCGAGAAAAATGAGTATAAAAATACCACCAATCAATATGATCAGTGGTAATTAACCCCAAGCTACAATATCTTCTTTTGGGAAAGTGTTCTTTTCACAATATTCTTCCAGACGTCTCAACGCATGTGCTGCATAGCTCATATCATATCCGTCCGCTTTTTCTTCAATATCTCTTTCCCTTGTTGTTTTTCTAAAAATAACAACACCGTATTCTTTTGAATCTTCCGGATAATATCTGTATTTTACATCCGCTTCTGTAATTTCAATCAATTCAATTCGCAGCATCTGTCCACTTCCCTTCTACAAATTATTTTTATTTTTGAACTCCTTTAAAGCTTTTTGATAATTATATTTTTTCTCTGCCAAACGGTGCGCCTCCTGATAACTCATATGTTTTTTATTCATCAACTCGTATTCCAACCGTTCATGCTTCAGCATTATCAAATCATGCTCTTGGATGTTCTTTCCTTCACGCAATCTTCTGAACGACTCCGCCATATCATAATCTGGATCAAATCTTCGCTTTCCACCGTATAGTTCATGTTCTTTTATAAATACGTGATCATATACCTTGTTAATGCTCTTTTCCGATATTCCCGTATTATTCGCAATGGTCTTGACCATATTGTTCTTTTTGCTACGTCTCACAGATTCATAATATTTAATAGCGTGTGCATCTCTTTTTACATATAATGGATCATTCTTATCTGTAAGAGCTCCTTTCACAGCTCCTGAATTTATTATATCATTTCCTTTACCTTTTGCAATAGAGCTCTGATATCTTCCGGTGGAACTGCTACGTTTTAACGTCTTTTCCAACTCTTCTTTAAATATTTTTGCAAATTTTCTTGGGTTCTTACATGTATAAGCCTCTGCAAATGCTTCTGCAAATGTTTCACGTGCATCTTTACTTCCATATGATCCCAAAACGTCTACCAGATTACTTGTTTTTGCTTTAAATATGTCTCCATCAAAATACCTAAGCAAACTACTTTGGACAATATCATAATCCTCCACTGAAAAGTTTTTATTCAAGCTATCTGCTATATAGTGGCCATACTCATGTGCAAAGAAATGTATTTTATAGTCATCCGATTTTGAATATGTTATCAGTTTCGATGTTGGTTTGGATTCAATAGATTTCTTCATAAGCTTGATTGATCTTGATTTACTATAATACGCACCTGCTGCCGTTTTTCCATTTTCTTTTAAATCATCAACGACAGATATCGAATTTAGTTGCAATTTATTTTTATTAAAATAGCTTGCGTGCTTGGCTTCAAAATCCGAAACAAAGTCCGCATATTTGTTTATGATTTCCTCTGGTAGCTCAGTCGATGAATTGTTTCTAAACTTTATGCCACATGATTCGAATTTCGCAATCGGATCTTCTTTGGCATTGGATTTATAATTCTTTTTTTCTTTATCATTAAGTTTCTTCCTTATTTTCTCAATTTTTTCAGCAATTTCTTTTGCTTTCTTTATTTCATTAGCATCAGAACCATCAAAACCTTCTTCTACACTACCAAAATCATTTACAAACTCATCATAAGAATATCCTTCTGTCAGTTTTTCAAAATCTTTTTCATATTTGCTTAATTTATCAACCAATTTTTCAGATTCCATAGAAGACTGCCAATCTTCGAAATTCAATCCGTGTTCCTGATAGCTGTTTATCCATTCCTCATAAGCCTCATTATCCATATATGCGACTGTGCTGCAATGACAGTTCGGATGCATTGGTGGAGCATTCTCTCCCGGCATCATATCATCTACCTTGAAAGGCTTCCCATCAAGTGCTTTGCACACTGAACACACATCGTTATTGCCACAGGCAATATATTCATACTCATCAAATCCATTTCTGACAAAGGATTGCTTCTGAGCTTCTGTCTGTACCCTTGCAAGCTCTGCCGTCATGAGCCTCTGCGCATTATAAGCACTGACACCGAATCTCTTTTCCAGATGCTTTGCAAGTTTCTTCGGATTCTGCCCTCTGATCAATCCTGATGCAAGCAGTCCTTCCAGCTCTGCTTTGAGCATTCCCTGATACATCCAAATACGATCCGAATATGTTGCATTCTTAAATGATGCATTCACAATTGCATGAGCGTATTTCTCATTCTTTAGGACCGACTTACCAAGGATACCGGCTTGTCTCTGGAACTCTTTCAGTGTTCTGTCGGTCAGCTTCTTATCAAAATATTTCTGCATCTCATCAAACCCGGATACCATCTCAAGACCGATATTCGCTTTCAGGAGCTCTAACCGGTTCACCTTCATTGTCAGATTATAGATCCGCATCTCTTCGTTTGCCTGATCAGAAAGATCTTTTGTTTCAACATACTTCTTTGCTTTTCGTTCGTATGCTGCAATATCCAGCTTGCTTACTCTCTTCTTTGCCTCAGCCATTGTGATGCCTTCTTTTGCAGCATATTTAGTGTAAAATCCGTTGATCTCTTTATTGATCTCATCCATCATATTGGCATAGATTTCTTCAATATCTTTCTTGTACTGCACCTCCGAGATCTGGTTTTTCATGGCGTTTTCAGCCTCTCGTTTCTTCCAATACTCACTACTCTTCATTGCCATTTACGCCTTCTCCAAGTATTTTATTGAAAACATCAACCGGTTCCTCTCCATTTCTTTCCGCATATTCTTTTATGATGGTTATCATTTCCAATATAGAGTTTTCATTTCTTCCAAGCACCGTATACTCTGCTTTTTGATTTTCTTCCTGTTGTATTCGATCAATTTCTCCCTGCACATTATCCACGACAGACAGTACACCAAGCTGTGTCTCTTGTGATACGATTCCATCCAAGTTGCCGGCGATCTGACTCTCTTCCAGTACATTCGATGGAATATTCGGGGTGAAATGATAATGCAGTTTCACCCAGTCATCTTCTTTCATTCCGGATACCGGATTCGAAAAGATCAGCTTGTACCGCCGGTTCATTCCGGATGTAAACTTTCGTTCTTTTGTCTTGGCCAGATTGCTCATTCCCTGCAGCTTATACTTCATGGCAATGCCGGAGCTTGTACCGAAGTTCTCGTCTGAGATATTCGCAACCATACCGATCTGGAATATTAATTTCTCCAGACGATCAATCAAATGTTCCTGTGTGGTATCTCCATCTGGCTTATTCAAAAAATCTACAATAAGCTGATTCGCATCTCCGTCAAAGTTAATAATACGATTATCCCGGATGTGCTCCACCTCGTCATTACCAAGCATAGTTCCAAGTATCTTCATGTAGGCATCCGCAAAATAATCTACATCATTTGATTTCTCACTGATTGCTTTGTTATAAGCATCAATCATTGACATTACCGGTTCAAAGATGCATGTGCGCTCCTTGTTCTCCACATACTCTGTAGCCGGCACCCCGTCAAATCCATGTATCTTTTCCTCTTCCTTCCAGACAAGCTTTCCCTTCTGGGTAAACCACCGTACCTTGGTGTCATCTGATACACTGCCATGCAGTACATCATTCGAATCTATGTATAATCGAACAAAATACCGTTCCCTGCACAGCACCGAATCATCATAGATCATAAATGCATCAAACGGTGTCAGATATGTAATCCCGATATTTCCCAGTTCATCTACGTAATACATCTCGTATCCTTTGCCGTAAATACAACAGATCTTCGACAGCTCCGCATTGTTATCGTCCTGATCATTGTACTGATCCAGGAGCTCCACATATTTTTTGATGTTATCGTTGGTATCGTTATCTACGGAAATTCGGATCGGATTCCCGATAAAATATCCGTTAAATGTATCCACCATATATTTTGCAAAGTTCACAGCAATACGGTTGTCTGGTTTATAATCCGGCTTCGGATTCTGGTGAAAAATCTGGTAGTCTGTTTCATACGCATCTTTCAGATGTTTGAACCGAAAGGCGCACTCTGCATTATGTTTTGCTATGAATTCATTCAGTTTGTTATCTGTCAGTTCTTCTTCTGACGGTAATCGAAATAACACTTTACAGTCCTCCTTTCAGGTTTCTGTTTAGTTTCGGCTTAGACTTACGTTCTTCTTCAATGGAATAACGCAGCATAGCCATTGCGTCATCAAAAAATGGAACTGGTTCTTCCAGATAAGTATTGGTACGCTCATCCTTCTTCCACTTCCATTGTTGTATTTCCTTTATGGTATTCACACAGGACGGATGTATATGAATCATGTGCTGCTTCAAATAATCTATCTGAGCATGCACACTGTTCGTCTCTTTATTAACTCCTTTTGCCCTGTATCCGGCTTTCTGCCACATCTTGATACGGTCCGGCTCCGCAGAATCGCACCACATCCTTAGTTTTTTGTTGAATCTTCCGGCGGCAAGCTTAATGATTTCCTCTGTATCCATCTCATACACATACAGTTCCTGGAAGAGATACAGATCTCCATCCTTGAAGCCTACCTCGCCGATACAGTTGGCATGGTTAAATCCAAAGTCCTGTGAGTTCACAATGTAATCATAGTTCTCCGGATTCCGGTCAAATTCCTCTATGACATAATTCTTAAGGATAAGACCGGCAACCTCTCCCCATTCACCCAGACCATACACCCGATAGCCTTCCGGATCTACTTCCTTACGCCGGAGCATACGTCTGTGATACGCTTCATCAATGAACCGGTTGTTCTCGTAGGTTGACTGATGCGTCAATACATCCGGATCAACACGATCAAAGAACACTTTCTTAATCCAGTGATGTGATGACACCGGATTGAATGTTAACCGGATCTGGTAGAACAGCCCCTCCGGCAATATACCTCGAAGTCGGTCATCGATGATTTCAAAATCTGACTGTGTAATCTCTGTGGCTTCCTCTATCCAAACATCGGTAAGCTTCCCGCGCTTAAAGGTAATTGATTTAAGCTTCTCACGTTGCTTCTCGTCATTTACCCCGCGGAAGATGATCTGGTTATGATTGTTCTTACATTCCAGGAGCATATTTGAAGTATTGATGTACCAATATTTCTTATAGCTTTCTCCGAACATACGAAAAATAGCACTCTGCAATTCTGCAAAAGTGCTATCTCTATTCGTTACATCTGCTTTTCGGACGCACAAAAGATTACGTCCGGGATCATTCATTAAACGAATAATATAATTCTGTGCCGTGTCCATACTCTTTCCGGATCCGGCAGAACCTTTCATCACGATGTATCGTTTTTTACTATGATCAACCTCTTTGAAACCGGCATTTGCTTCTACCTTTATTTTCATCCGGTATCATCCTCACCGTAATCGATCGAGATGTTCAAGTCCATATCTACATCTGTTTCAACTTTATCAGTGAACAGTGAATATCTTTTACCCAGAAGCTCTGCAGCCTTTAACCGTTCTTTTTCTGACGGGGATTTTTCCATCGTCCTCGCTTCGCTGCAACCATCACCGGTTCCTTCAACTACAATTTCCTGTGCAGTGCTTTCTCCACGAAGGACAGACGTCAGATACTCAATTACTTCCTGTGCATCTGCGGTCTTTTCGTTATGGATCTTTTCCATCTGCTCGGCTATATAGTTTTTAACCTTAACATTTCTTAACAGCCTAGCAGCCGCTGCAGCCGCCACAGCATCATTCTTAACATTCGGATATGCCACCTTGTAAGCCCGAGTGGCATTTAAATCGATTAGATATTCATCTGCAAATATTTTCTGTTTTTCAGTCACTCAGACTCACCTCCTTTTTTACATTAGAAAAGCACCCCTGAGGGCACTTAAATTTAATATTTAAAATCGTTTATTTTTCAACTTTCACATGCTATAATTATTTTGGTGTGTACACTTACACGAGGAAGAGGGGTGATAATAGATGAACTTACGGATATTCCTGTCCTAGAATACATATCTAAAAATGTTTCTAAGGATTACGTTCATTAATGTAGCTCGCTAATTGCTACCTCATGCCATCTTTCTTAGCTGATTTTCTCTCTGTGCCTGTCTCCGTGCTTGGGTTATTCATGGACGAAAATATGGTAACCCAAGAAAAAATACATGGAGGATAAAGGCATGGGAAAAATTAGCAAAATTATTTTATCTATCTTACTTTTTATTGTAGACACTTATGGAGAGCGTATTTTTAATTTCGTATACACCATATTACTACGTGCTCCACGTGAAATGTTCACTATGTCTTGTGTGATCATTTCGTCCATATTATTAATAATATTTATTAACCTTTAAAAAGTAAGGCAAAAGAGTCGGACTAGCTACCCGACTCTTTTTGTTTTGTAATTTTAAAATGAGCCATCAACTTTCCGCATCAGGCTCACCTCCTGTTATTCTAATTTCAATGAATGACACATATCATGTAAAATTTCCATCAATTTTACTACAGATCCAATTCTTATATGCGTTATACCAGAGTTTTCAACCCATCCTTTTTCATATAAATATCTCCATTCTAAAAAGCAATTGTTAATCTGAGTAAGTTCTGTTTTAAAATCGCTTCTATCTTCAATCCATTTATTGAATTCACCTTCAATACACTTCTTCTGTTCTTCATCTAATCGCTCATACCAAACTTTTAATTTATGACCTCTTCCAGGGAATTCGCCCTTCTTATTAGCAACAAGCATCTTTAAATATATTTCACAAGCAACCGCGGATACAGTTACCAACGGTTGCGTTATTGCAAATTCAATTGCTGTTTGACCTTCCACAACCATAGCTTTACGTTTTTCTTCAAGTACTCTTGCTCCTAGGTAATACATATCACCAGTATCCCTCATTGATTTAATATGTTTACGTATTTCTTCCAATAATCTTACCCCCTCATTTTTTCAAATGATAACGCATTTTTCTAAATTACGCAACGAAAAAGACACCCGTGTTGCCAAGGTGTCTTCTCTCGGTTTTATTAGGTTGTGGGAGAATTAATCGAACGATTTAATATCTGTTCATCAATTCCAGTTTATACTCTATCACTTTTTATCAGGACATTGTGGGACATTTTCAAAATATCTTTGAATTTTTTTACGAATATTCTCATCCGTATACTTGATCCGGCGCTTTGGAAACCTTTGATTCATCTGATCAGCAACTTTCGGATATGATAAATCATCCAGAAAATACAACCGAAAGATAATCCGCAGCTCACTCTTTTCTATTGTCTCTATGTATTCATCCACCTGTATCGTCAGCTCCAGGAGTTCTTCTTCCAGCTCTTCCAGTCTGCGAATCCGTTTATTCAGCAATGATTCTTTCCGGGAAATAGCCGTGACCGGTCTGCCGGCGATCTTAACCGTTCCCAGTGGTTTCTTTCCCTTCTTCCCACATGATACCGAATCCATAACGATTTGTCCATTCAATCTGGATAATTCTTTTTTATTCTGCTCGATTCTCTTTCGCAGATCCTTTATCTCTTCTTTCATGTCCGCATACTCAATCAGAATGTTCTTGTCCACCGGCATCTACTCCCTTCGTCACGTCTACTCCCATCTTCTTCAGGTAATCATCGACCGTATAACTCTGATACGGCTTTCTGTGGAATCTCTCACTTGCTCTCCTGTCAATATCCGATTCCAGCTCATCATAATGCTGTTGACCTTCTAGTCTCTGTTTCTTCGTATTTCCTCTGTTCAATCATTTCTCAGCTCCTTCGTCGTTTTGTTTGTATGGTTCCGGCACTGGTGTCCACTGAACAACATTGGCTAAAACAGGAAAACCCGTATTGGCATTTATCCAGCACCCCATGTGATCAACGATTTTAAAATAGGCGAATATGCACATTCTGCCCTCAATGCCGCATTCAATATCAGCTACTGCAATCTGTCTATCTTTTGGTAATCTCTCACTATACGGAATCCATTTGCCAAGGACATTTGTGTCCTTAGCATCTTCCCTGTCCTCATACATCGCCAGTCTATCCACCAGCTCCTGTTTCTTGTTCGGGGACCAGTACCCTCGCTTTATACCGTTCTCTCTTTTATGTGTTAATCTTTCCATGATCTATTCCTCCACATCCGTCTTCTTCATCCGTGCACCCTTCTCGTACTTTGTACATTCTTCAATCTTACAACCACGGCTATGCTTCATAAGATCAGCATAATCACAACTGTTCACCGTCGGCCGGTTGCTCCGGAACTTACAAGTCTTACACAGATGTCGATCTGAATTATCTACTGCAGGATCTTTTTCTTTCTTCCGGAATCTTGCTGCATGATACCCGACCGTTCCGAACGGGATACCGGTCTGATCAGCGATCTCACGATTGGTATATCCTTCCTCTACCAGTTTCCGGATCTTCTCTTTCTTATCTTCGATATTGTCCGCCGGAAGATCTATCGTTTCTTCTTCCATCCTTTCCTCCGGCTTCTCTGGGGGGGGGTAATACTTTCCTGCGTTTCATGCACTGCCCGAATGATTTCTTCCGAATTTACCTGATCAGTTCCTGTCATCTCCTGCACAGCCTGTTCAAAATCCGGATTTACTGCTGCCGGCACATCTACCAGGAAATGATTCTCCGGTTGATCAAGGATATCTGACAATAGCATTGCATTCATGCTGCCGTCTTCTCCCATCCAGAGTGCTGTTACCGGTTTACCCTTTATGTAATATTCCAATGCTTCTTTTAAGTTCTTCTCTACTAACATTGCTTTCTCTCCATCTACTTTTCAATCAGTCCCATATACATCTCCTGATCATAAGATCTGCCATCAAAATTATTAAAGTTATCCTTCTTCTTTGCCGGTGATGTCCTCTTTCCTTTCTTCATTCCCCGAAATTCCTTATAACCACCAGCCGTTGCCTTCTTCACAATAGCAATCTGTTCCTCCGGCTTATTACTCAGGTTCAACAGATCTTCCCTTAGAGCCTGTACCTGTTCCGGAAGAATCGATCCATAGTTATGTTCTCGAACAAGAAGATACATCTGGAAAGCCAATTCAAGTTCCGGAGACTGAAATACTGTATTATCTTTTTTATTTACTTTACTATTCTTTATAGGTTGCACATCATCATTTGCACCTTGCAAATAACTATTTGTCGGTTGCACATCTGGAAAAAGGCTGACTTTAACTAGGCCTTTGCATTCTTCGGGTTTCAAAAGCCAATATTCGCTATATACTGTTTTATTCCGCCGTTCCGAAAGCACTGTCCAGAAACGCCGTTGGATACCTCTACTGGTAAGCACTCCCCACTCATCAAATAACCTCTTGTCAAAGAGATCCACCTGTAAGCAGTAGTCCACAGTTTCTTTCACTGTACCGGAACTGATGCCGCCGCCCATCTTTCTTGCTGTAGTTGCACAGTCGTCATAGCCCCATTCATAGAAATATCCATTTACTTTATACGCTCTCTGACACAAAAAGAAGTAGATCCCGAATCCCTTCCAACCTTTTGCATCCAAAAGCTTATCTATCTTTTTATCACCATCAAATATATCAACCGACCAACCCGAATAATCTATTCCTTGTTTTGGTCGTCCTGCCACGCTATAGCTCCTCCACACTCTTTTGAGCGTTACATTTTCTGCATATCGGCATCAAATTTCCATATGAATTAATGATATCGCAAGAAATCATTTCTTTCGCACCTTTGTAAACCGATATTATATGATCAATTTGCAGATCCTTTTCTGATCCGCACAAATAACATTTCTTTCCTTTCTGTTCAAAAATGTATTTTCTTACATCTTTTCTGGAAATAAATCTATTAGACACATCTCGCAATGTTTTATAGCGTATCTTAATATTCCGAGATTGTAATTTTCTTGCCGTTGGAAGATATATCCTGCATTTTGGAAACTCAGCCTCTTCCACCATGCTGCACCTTCTTTCCTATCCCTTATATTCTTCCACAGTAACGTCCAGTCCTTCCAACGAAGAATAGACTTTCTTTGCTACTACCATAACGATCTGTGTATCATCATGGTATGCAACACCGTTCAAGGCATCTGCTACAACTTTTACGATATTATCAATATCCGGCTTCTTAAGCGGAAGTTCCTTTCCATCCAGCATAAGAGCTGTACGTTTCTTACTGGTACTCTTCGGCGGAAGAAATCTCGCCACGATCCGAAGAGTTACCGGCTTGCCCCGTTCCAGGAACATTCCATTGCATTTATTCAGGAACCGGTCCTTGATGTAATTTTCGTACAGCAGATCTGTTTCCGGAGTATAAGACATTGTATTTCCGGTATGCTTGTTTCTGACCGTCTTCGCCCTCGCTTTTCCCTGGGGCTTGCCCGGAACATGAAATGTCACAGCATTCATCCATTGCTCCTTTCTTTCCATGGGATAGTAATAAATAATCATCTATCCCATGGAACACTGCATAATCAATATGTTACATTCGTGATACAATCCAAAAGGAAGTACAAATCTTAAGCGATGACTGTGATCTTATGTTTCTCCAATTCTTCACTCAGTTCAAACTCCAGATATTCCTTGATCTTTTTCATAACTGCATTCTTCCATAAACCACCATCAGCTTCTACCAGTTTAAATGCCGGTCCCCGGTCTCCGTCCTTAATACGGAATACATAAGAACTCTCCGGCTGTTCGATTTCTGCAAATGTACGATATGGTCTTAACTTAACCGGATTCGGTACGATCACATCCGCCAGCTCTACACCCGTTTTAATCGTTGTCTTCTGCGATACGCCATCATCTGAATAATTGGCAGTTGTTCCGGATTTGATATTACCGGCAACCTGCATGATCGTAATGAGGTCCTCTGTCTCTACAAAATTTGCCTGCAGCTCGATCAAGAAACGTTCCTGATCGTAATAGCTATCAAATGAGAACTCATTCACAATCGCCCTGGCATCAATCAGAGTCTCTCTGTCTCTTTCATCGATCAGGCCTGAATGAAGCAGAACTCTTGTTGGACTTACCACATGGATAATAGAAGATTCCCTTAACTCTTCCGGTTTTCCTTTGATATAATCCACCAGTGCTGTCAGCGTATTCACTTCAATATCTGACGCCATTGGGAATCTGTGATATCTGGTAAGATCATTGTCAGTGCAATAAGTTCTTCCTTCAATCTCTACCAGCTTCGGTTCCATACTCTTTGCTTTTAAACCTGCAATATACTGTAATGCTTCTTTTAATCCTTCTACCATCTTTCTTTTCCTCCTTACGCTTCTCTTCTTCTAAGATCTACAACTTTACTTCCTGCATTTCCTACAATTTCACCTGTATCTGTATCCACTGTCTTGCCTTCAACTTCCACTACGTTCTCAGGAACAACTCCCGGCACATCATTTACCGACATCTGCCCCGGGATCTGGTTACCCATTTCAATTGCTTCTACCTCACCGGTCTGCAGGTTCTTGCCCATGCTGAAAGCAGTAACAGCTCCGAGTGCCGGTGCAAGTGTTGTCTTCGTCTGTACACCGGTAGCAACAAAATTACGCTCTGCATTCGGTTTAAATGCAATTGTGACTGTAATCTTTCTTGTAGCACCGGCATCCGTATTAGGGTTTTGGATGTTCTCTGTCACCTCTTCGATTGCTCTGTTCACCTGTGCAGAAAATGCTCCATTTGCAAATTTCTCTAAATCTACATGTTTCATCACTTATGTACCTCCTGTGTTATTTATTGAAAAACTCCTCTTCAATATCGGATGCTTCTCTCTGATTTGCTTCTTTCTCAGGCTCCGGTTCTTTCGTTTCCGACTGTACCTCTTTGATCTCCTGTTCTGCCACAACATTATCGTTGTCCAATTCTTCTGCAGCATTTTCTACATAGTCTGCAGATCCATCTTCCTGAATAACTGCCATGTCTTTATCAATTGCCTTCTGCAGATCGATACTCATGGTTCCCCATTTACTGATCAACTGACGAAGCATTGTTTTGTGCGCCATACCATCAAAATCTTTGAACCAGAATGAAGAATATTTCCATAAATCTTTTTCTGGAATTTTCCCCTGTTCTAACAGTTCCAACGATTTTGCTCCACCATTCTTATAGAAAGCAAACGAATATTTTTCTGCATGTGCCAACATTTTCTGTTTCGACCAATAAATGCTATGTCTATATCCATTCACTTCCTCGAACATTGCATAATATCCGATTGTCGGAGTGTTTTCTCTTTCATAGTCATCTTCGATCAGATTTACTTCCAGTTCTTCTTCCAGCGGATTATAAGAAATCAATTCTCCTTCTTTTATAGAAATAACATTGATCTTTTTGTATACCCCACTTCTCTTAGCCAACTGAATATATCCCTTATATCCGAGCTGAAACTGTGCTTCTTTACATCCCTTTTTCTTATTGTCAAAAGGCACTATATAAAACTGTCCAAGCTGTGGCGACGGCGAAAGATTCAAGGCCTCTCCCAATAATGCTGCCGATAAAATACTTGGATTCGTACACTCCTGCAACGCCGGAGTTGTCTGGACTGCAGATACAATACTGGAAATGAATCTTGTTCCATTCTTCCCACCTACAATACTATTAATCTGCTTCTTAACAGCATCCTGCGTAAGATATGCTGCCAGTCCTGTTTTTGTCTGTCTGTTCGCCAAACTGTTATTTACTGCCATGCTTTATTCCACCTTTCCAAATTTTAAATTATTCTGTTTCATGTAATCACGTAATGCCAGGATCTGTTCTTTAGTTCCCCATACGCGGAAATCTATTCTCATGACCGGTTTTGAAACAACTCTTGTATAGTCATTCTCTTCAGCCTCTTTAGGAGCATTCTGAGCATCCGCAACATCTTCCGGATTCTCTGACTCTTTTCCTGCAGCAGCTTCCTCTGCTTTTCTTCTCTCTTCCTCAACTTTCTGTCTGGCAAGTGCTTCTTCCTTTCTCTTCTGAATGTCGGCCAGCTCCTGTCCTTTCTTGATTGCCTGCGTAAGATCCAGCGTCTTCTTATAGACTTCCATTGCTTCGAAGCTGAATTCTGGCAATCTGCTGATTGTTCCAACTTCCTCTCCGATTCTATACATCGTTTCTTTCATCTGGTTTTCTACTTTCGACAGCGCTACTGATGCATTCAGCCACTTCTCATCCCAGATCATTTCAAGTGTCACAAACTTCTGGAAGCCGATAGATTCAAATAGTTCCTGGACCGCTTTCCGCTTTTCTTCTTTCCTAATCTGTTCAACTTCTTTGATCTGGACATCAATTGCACTGATCTGTTCATCAACCAGCGCAAGAACTTCTTTTACTTCTTTTTCAAATCTATTGCATGGCTCCATGCACAGCTTTTTAACACGTTTCCGCTCATCGTCAATTGCTCCGCGAAGCTTATTTAAGTTCGCCCTGTCTTTCTTTCCCTCAGAAATAGTCTCTTCTGTAAAGACCAATCCGTTGTACTCTTTCATCTTCTCGGCAATTGCCGCCTTCAGTTCTTCATTGTTCCACTTGATTTCCGGTACAAATCCATTCTCCTGTGGACTGAAGATTTTTAATTCTAACATAAAATACCTCCTATATTTCTGGGAGAATCAGTGGAGGCTTTCTCCCGCTCTCCACATATCTCCAAAATTTTTCTTCTTCCTGCTGCAGCATTGTAAGATCATCTTCCACATCACTTCTTTCAATGAAGTAATGTTTGACTGTTGTACGCTTTTCGTTGCCCCAGTCGGTATTCAAATGCGCTCTCAGAACTACGAACTGCCAACCGGTTACCAAAAGATAATGCAGTACCTGTATGTAATAATTATCCGGAATCCGATCCTTCCATTTTTCGTACTGCATGGACTGCAGGATATTTGTAGTTTTAATCTCTAAGATTCCCTTGCGACCTTCCCGATCGGTCAGCTCGCCATCAAGAGACGCTTGCATGAACGGATGGTCCTTACTCTGCAGAATCCGGAATTCATGATGTTCTACCTGATATTCCGGATAATCCAGTTTAAATAATTCCCGGATGTATTCTTCTGCTTTCTTTCCATAAATCACACACGGCTTGTCCGAAATATCTTTCGGTATTATCCTACCAATCTTTTCTTCAAACAGATCAATATTACTTTTGTATGGATTCATCCCGACTACAGCACTTGCATCGCTGCCGCCGATCCCGTTCATTCTACCTTTTAACCACTGCTGTTCATTTTCGAAATCATAAGCCTTAAAAATATCATTCATATCTGATACCCTGTTTCCGCCCAAAGGCTGCCGCTGCACCAAAAGTAATCCGCAGAAAAGCTATATTCTTCCAAAACTACTTTGCTTGGATCCATGTTGCAAATATGATCACCATCTCCTACCGGCAGACAGTTCACACAATTCTCGCAACATCGGTTATCCGGTTTCGCCTTCTTCTTTCTTCTACTCATTTACTATGTTCTCCTTCTGCAATACAGGAAAATCTTTCAGCATCTTTTCCATCCACTGCTCTGCATCCCGATCACCTAACCCGGTAACATGCATATCAAATCCAACCAGCAGGCCTAAGATCACATCTCCTACAATAGGATTCCCATGTTTGTTCGTGTCATAGAAATAACATCCCATCGGATTCACCGGAAGATTCTTCACAAGACCTTCTTCATCTACGATCATGACTACTTTGGTTTTGAAATAATCCAGCAGTTTCTGGGTTCTCACTAACTCTACATATCCGCCAACTTCTTCTCTCAAACTTTCATGATCAAAATTCAGATCGATGATCGATATCTTACTATCCGTTGTAATTTTCAGCGTCTTCATCTTTTCTCCTCCGCCTGTTTAATGGCTTCCTTTGTAATACTTATCAGAACTTCCTTTGCCAGTTCTTCTGGCATATGTCCGCGAAGTGATCTATACATTGCCACTGTAACTCCTTTATATTCCTTTATCAGTTCTGCTCCTGATCCAAGTAGTTCTACCTGGCATCCCGTTATTCCGCCACAAACGGACTGTGATGTTGCTTTAATCATTTGACTAATTCCCTTTCTTCTCATATAATATAGTTGACTAATTTTCTGAGCGCCCAAAGCTTGCCGGCTTATACGGGTGCTCTTCTTATTTCCACGTCAGATCAAAGATCTGTCTTAACTGATCCGGCGTATAGATTTTTGCTGATGGCACCGTCACACAGCTGATCAGGTAGTTTCTCCGCACCTCTACGGTATTTGAACCCTTGCTGATCGCATTTAAGTGCTCCTGAATTCTTTCCAGTTCTTTCCGGAATTCATGATCATCCATCAGCCTTGGTATCTCTTGCAATGTCCTCACCTCCTTCACTTCACAAACAACCAGATAAATAACACTGCATCGAATGCAAGCCCGATTGCTCCGCCAATCAGCAGCTCAAACACCACTTCCCGGACGATTCTCTGCCATTTTGTTCTTGGTCCTCTTCTTTTCATGCTTGTCCTCCCTTCTACCGCCTAAGCGGTTTTCTCTCGTTCGTATCCCAGAAATCCAACAGCTACACGATTCAGCTCATTCACGATCTTTGCTCGCTCCTCTGCGGATAATGTAGCCATGTCTTTCTCTACTCCATCGATGATCACGATGTTTATATGTTTCAAAACTGCATCACCTCTTTATAGGTTATGTATTATGGTTTGTACTTGTTGCGGTTCTCTGTTATAATTTTCCTATCAAATGACGAAAGGAAATAAATATGGATTATTCAAAAATCACACTTATTTTTCGAGAACGTGCCAAACTCTTTACAATGCGTTTTATTCACCCTGTTTCTGCTAAATTCATTGGACAAGATTGTTATAACTTAAGTCATGTGTATAAGTTCATCTATTCCCCTTACGAATTTACAGACACATTAAAAAATGAACATCCGCAACCTTGTGTCTATTACCTTACTGACAATTACCGGCGTTACCGTACATGGAAACGGAAACAATTTTACGATACTAAGGTCTGGCAATTATTTATTTCTATTGTCGCTGCTGTTATCGCTTCTTTAATTACGAACTCTTTACTTAAGTAGTAGTATCGCTATGATTCCAAGTAACACTGCAATAATTATCCGATAGCACAAGACCGTTCTATCAAAATAACGATACAGCTCTGCCAGTTCCGGTTGGATTCCATGAAAATCAAACCACTTGCGTTCATCTTCACTCTTCATTTACTCCCTCCCTTCTTCTGAACCCGAATCGTCTGTTGCAAATAAGTAAGCATTACGCAGCCTGTTCAATCACCGGAACATATCCACGCTTCTTTAATTCCTTATATAAGAAAAGTCTGCCTTTCTGTGTCCATTCGGTCTGCATTGCGACATCTGCTCTACCGTCAGTTCTTGTAATATCAATGGTTCGGCTATGTACATATCCACCATTCTGATATTTTGAGTACAGCACCCACTGCCCGCCGACCTTATACTGAATCTTCAATTCCTTGAGAATCTTGTTCAGTTTTCTTCCACTCATTCCATAGTCTTTGGCAATCTGTGTAATAGTTACCAGAGACTTTGACTGTAGGATCATATCCACATAATTGGCTTTAGGTTGCAGTTCTGTGATGATCTGCTGCTGCTCAACTACCTGCTCACCAAGGAATTTACATCTGCCTTTCAAGGACTCGATCGAATGGTTCGCCATCTTTAATGCTCTTGCCATAATCTGCTCCGGCGTGTTCCAGGCTTTCTCAAGATCTATGAAATACTGTCTACATTGCATTCCTTTTTCTGTCCTGCTCATTAAGCAGATATGTTTTGCCATTTCTGTTGAAATGTTGTAGTCTTGAATCTCTCTTGTTGCTCCATTATTTACAACCGTACCCGAAAGTACACTTGTAAAATCTTGTCCTACAATAAAGCCTTTGCTGTTCACTTCAAACCATGCAGAAAATCTTTTGCTTATCCCCAAAGCTTCATGTAATTCTCTTGCTGATACTGTTGGCTGTTCTGCTTCATAATTAATCTTTAATACTTCGTTCATTACATCCTCCTTTTTTTGAACCTGTTTCATCTGTTGCTGAAATCAATTCATCCACAGTACATTTCAGAATATCGGCTACTTTCTTAATGTTTTTAACTGTTGGACTTACACTATTTCCCCATTTGCAAATACTGCCCGTCGATACATTTGCTTTTTCCTCTAACTTGTTAATCGAAATCCCACGTTCTTTTGCAAGTTTACAAATATTTTCGTAAATCAAATTCACACCTCCTTTTTCAATATAAGTTCTGAAAAAATCACTAAATATTATTGACTAACTTCTGAAAATATCCTATAATTTGAATTACCACAAACAAATAAATAGCATATTTGCCATTCTGATTATTTTTGCGATTTTTTCAGAACTTGTAATTTTATTATACGCGATATATTCAGAATGTCAAGAAGTTTTTGCGATTTTTTCAGAAAGGGCCCAAAAATATGAAAGAACGTATTAAAAGCTTGTGCAAAGACTATGGAATATCAATGAACAAGCTCGAAGAAACTCTTGGATTCGGAAAGGGGTATATCAGTAAATTAGGAAACAGTACACCTAATGCTACGAAAATAAAGAAAATTGCTGATTACTTCAATGTATCTGTCGACTATTTAATGACAGGAAATGAATCAGATACAGAAAAGTATTATTTAAATGATGAAACTGCACAGGTAGCACAAGAGATATTTGAAAACAAAGAACTGAAAGCGCTGTTCGATGTCCAGAAAGATATGGATCCGGACGACTTAAAAGCTCTGCATAGCATGGCTCTCGCGCTTAAACGAAAGGAACGTGGTGATATTGACGACACCGGATGTTAATGTCGTTCTTATGGATTTTCCTAGTAAAAAAGGAAATGAAATGGTTGTTCCGAACGAAGACGGAAGCTACACGATACTGATTAATGCCGGATTGAATTATGAATCTCAGCTTAAGGCATATGAGCATGCTATGAGCCATATAACAAATGATGACTTTTTAAAAGGTAATGTACAAGAAATTGAATACTATGCTCATCATCCACACAAAGATCCAGAACCGGCTCAAATCTATCTTGATCGCATCAAGCAACTGCAAGCGGAACAAAGACGATTAAAGAAGCGGATTGCTCGTGATCAGAAACGTGTTGAATTTATTCAGGAACATTGTGATATGTTCCAAAGAGCTGAGCATCACTATCTATATGGTGATGACTTATAAATCATAGACAGGTGATAGTAAATGGGATTATTTAAATTTTTATTAGGACAGCCTTCCAGAGAATACAGTGATAACGCAAAAGGAAAGTGGGCCGAAGATGCTTGGTCAGACATAGATCATCGAAAAATTACGGATAAATACTACCCGCAAATGGAGAAAATCGAAGAGCAATGGTCGATAATGTATAATCTTAAAAATTATACTGGAAAGCGCGCTGAAAAGTTTGAACAACTTTGTAAAGATAATATATCTTTATATAAGCAGATGGCAACCATTGAAAACTCTTATGGCGAAACTCCTCCACCAAATGCACCGGCTTTTAAGCGTTTAGCTATGCTATATGAAAAGAATAAATTGTATGAAAAAGCCGTTTCGGTATGTACTGATGCTTTATTATACGGTGCTTATGCCGAAAACATGAAAGGGCGATTAGCCAGAATGATAAAGAAAGCCGGCCGTACTCCTACTGCCGAAGAATTAAAGCTTATAGATAACTAATTTGATTCACACAGTATCTCTAACCATAAATACACTGCCCTCTTGATACGAAAGTATTTGTATGGCGGAGATGCAATCAAACAAACTGTACTTAAGAAAAGAGGTATACATATGGGATTAGGCGATATTTTCAAGACTGGACAATTCAAAGCTGAAATTGAAGAGCTTAAGCAAGAGAATATTCGTTTACAAGACGAGTTGAGCCATGCACAATCCTTGCTTACACCAGAGATGCAAAATGCTCAAAAGCTCCATGAACGCATTGGAAAGCTCAACGCTCAAAAATCAACTTTAGAAAATAACATAAAAGATATTGAATCCGATATTACACAGCGCAGGTCTAATATTGAACAATTGGATCTCGAAATAAAAAATCGAGAAAAGCAGATCATTGATTTGGACGATGAAATTCTTGTTCAGGATTTTGGATTATACCGTCCACATTACAACTTTGCAAACGCACTTGACTACAAAGAAAAATTAGCCGAGATACGTTCAAGGCAAAAGGCTCTCATAAAAAATAAAGATGCTGTGACTGGAAATACCAACTGGCAAGTAAACGGAAGCGTTTCAAAAGGTAGAAAAATGGTCAACGATACACAAAAGCTCCTGCTCCGTGCATTCAATACCGAATGTGATGAACTTATCTCAAAAGTAAAATATACTAATTATGACGCATCGTTAAATCGAATTTACAAATCAGCTGAAGTTATCTCGAAGTTAGGAACTATTATGGACATTTCCATAAAACATGCATATCTAAACTTAAAGGTAGAAGAACTTCGCTTAGCTTTTGAATATCAACAAAAGAAACAAGAAGAAAAAGAAGCTCAAAAAGCAGCACGTGCTGAAATGCGAGAAGCAGCCAGACTCCAGAAAGAAATAGAAGCTCAGAGAAAGAAAATTGAGAAAGAGCAAACTCATTATCAAACCGCTTATGACCGTCTTATGAAGCAGTTAGAACACTCTCCTGATGATGAAGCTCTTCTATCCAAAAAAGCCGAACTTGAAAATCAATTGAAAGACATTGATAAGGCAATAAAGGATATCGATTATCGTGAAGCAAATCAAAGAGCTGGATATGTTTATGTAATATCTAATATCGGAGCATTTGGTCCAGATGTTTACAAAATTGGTATGACAAGGCGCTTGGATCCTCAAGATCGAGTTGATGAACTCGGTGATGCATCGGTTCCATTTAACTTTGACGTACATGCCATGATTTTTTCTGATGATGCTCCTGCATTGGAGACAGCTTTGCATAAAGCTTTTGAAGACAGAAAACTTAATATGGTTAATACACGTAGAGAATTTTTCCATGTAACACTTAACGAAATAAAGGATGTTGTAAAGAAAAATTTTGATAAGACAGTTGAGTTTATTGATGTTCCAGATGCGGAACAATACAGGATAAGCTTGAAAATGCAGCAAGAAATGAATTAG